TCTACACAAACACCCAGGTGCAATGCCGGGTGAGAAAACCTGTAGAAGCCCCAAGGGTAACCTTGGTAAGTCGTTCTTTGTTAGAGCACTCGAAGCTTTGGCTGATGCAATGTCGCCAAACTTCGATGAGCTCACAGGTTCGCAATATGCGCGGGGTCCCACCCTGCTGCTTTGCGAGTTCGGCTTCCAAGTCCTCCCTGAATCTAATCGGATTACCCCCCCCCCACCTCCTCCTGCAGCAGTGTCCAAACCGCCACCCACCCCCCCAACTCCCACCGTCAGACTCTGTCAAGGTTCCCCCATCCCCTGCCTATGCCTCACTAAGGGCGGTCCTCAGGCGTGTGATGAAGTTCAACTGCACTACCAGAAAGTGGGCGCTACTCTTCCGGCGACCTTTTTCTCCAACTCCCCGCAACAGCACGCCATTATGAACATGCATCTCCGTGACTACTTTAAAGGCCGAAAGCGTGCAATGGAGTCCACCCCTTACAATGTGCCTCCTCCCCAACGTCACTTGCTTGCCCCGTTGGGTATGGAACTCCCACAACCGGATGCCCCTGAGATCCAGCACGCCTTGCACAAGTCAATTGAAGAGCATCAGCTCCGTGGCATGCGACGCCTCCTTCCTCCAGATGACTACACCCTAATCTCGACCAAAGACACTAAGGTTTCTTTGTTGCCCAGGCCTGGTTCTCACCAAAATCCACTGTATGAGGCTAAAGACCCTTCCCGCTACCCGGGCAATGCCGTTACCTCTACCGACTTGACACGCCACAAGACAATCTTCATGCATGATATCAGTTCTGTAGTGCATGCCAACGAGTTGGCCCAGCGTCTGTCTGACGAGAATCCGGAAGCCCAACTTTTCGTCACTGGAGTCAACCCTGTGGAGGCGCTTGACAAATGTCGCTCCTTCGAACCCGCATCCCATTCCATTGAGTATGATTTCAACACCATGCACTGGATTATGCCCGGGAGCGAGTCCGAGAGCTATTCCCAGCCCACCGACGTCACCGTTTCCTGGCATCGCCAATCCTCTGTCACCGTTCGCAACGGCACTGTGTACCATGTGGTTCTGTTAGACTACAAGCTGGGCCACTGCTTGTGGCACATCTTCTGCGGTAACGTATTGGAGCAGGACTCTCGCATTTACTCCACCGGATCCATGGTACGCCTGCCTGCAGCTTTGTCCGGCACGCTCACAGATGAGTATGTTCCGTCAAACCTGATTGTCAACGCTCTTGACTTCGTTAGCAGAACCCCAGACTTTTCAACCAGGAATCTTGCAGCCAAAGTCACCCAGTTGGCCAATGGAATCAACCCAAAGACAACCTCTAGGGAACGTTGGATTGTCAGGCACATCATGAGTCAACTCGCGCCCAGCAAAACAGCCGGATGGTGGATCTCCACGGCCTTTTGGAAACTGTTATACGCACTAAGTTTCCAGTGGCAAATGTTCAAGCCGCTACCCGACATTTACGACTACTTGGACGAGCGCAAACGCACCCGAATCATCCACCCCACTCCTGGCGGCGGCTGGTCAAAGTCAAGCCTTTCCAGCTACCGTCGCCGCGCGATACCCAACTACCCTTCCATGCTCCAAAGGCTCTGTGTTTCCACCGCCAGTGCGTTTACTTTCCTGCTCCCGAAGATTGCGCTCGGTGACGCCTTAGCTCACATCATTTGGTACACCGACTGGTTCCATTGGGCACACAAATTGTTTCAGTGGGCTGATATCCGTCCACTGCGCGCCATGCTCACAGTGTCAATAATCGTAGTGACTGCCATACTCCCGGGTCACGTTGTCAAAGGATTCTCCCGGCTTTCCGGCCACTTCTGGAGACAGCTATGGATGCCAGGCTATTTCTCCGAAATGTACGAAGTGTTCGTCACAGAACTATGCGGTGCACCAGGATCCCGTTGGCTGAACCGACTTCCTGGCCGAGGCTTCTTCTTCCAGGCAATGCTCTGGGCAATCGCCGTGCACTCCATCCTCCCAGGCCTCCTGGGAGCCTGGGTGCAGCCCTGGGTCGGCTTCTTTATGGTGTCAGAGATGGCCCTCAATACCGTCTGGTGGCCGTTCATGGCAACTTGGATGGCTCTCATCTTCGTTGAAAACCTCATGGCTTACCTCCCGTCTGTGCACCGCCGTGTCCACTATCAGCCCTTCCAAGGCTTCCTCACTGCAAGGCCTTTGGCGGCGTTCTTCTGGGTACTCGTATACCCAGCGCGGAACTTGGACTTTCTCGTCAATGTCGGGCTTAGACAAGTGTACAATCGGATATTGGATGCTTTCCACCATGTCAACTCTTCAGGCAATTGCCCACGAACTCCTGTCTGCCAAGCTCTGCCCGCCACACCCACTCCGCCAATCCGAAGGCGTAATGTGGACATCCCGCTACCTTCTGTGACGCTGCTGCCCGCTGCTGTCCCCACGGCCCCTATTGGAATAGCACTAGCTGTCGACCCGTCCGGCATGAACTACCCGGACTGGCTGGCCGCAGTCACGACTGCCTACAACCAGAATCCTAACGCTTACCCTGCGCTCACCGCTGGGTTGTCATGCTTCTGGGACGTCCTTTCCAACTATGGCGGCACAGCCCACATGTGGTATTCGTGGTACATGGCCCGTTTTGGGAAAACTCCGGCACCAGGAGATCCTGTCGGGCCCATGACCATTCCTGAAATGCAAATGTTTGCCGCAGCCTCGAGATTCGGCATTGAGTTGATTGGCCTTGTAAACAATGTGACTGCCGCTCAAGGTGGCGGGTGGCCCACTGCCCATTTGCAGATTAGCCGCTCTGTCTTGGGTGGTTACTTGCATGCGACAATGGCACCACCAACGCCCAACGCCATCCCAATTGCCAACCTCGCCAGGGTTCTCGCCACCGCCAATTTCATCAACCCCGCCTGGCGCGTAGACTTTGTGAACAAGTACAATCTCGCTGCTGTCAATGACAACCCGGTTCCCAATGCCCTGCTCACCGCCATTGCCAACCAGAACCCCATGCCGACTAGCATGTCTGAGGTGGGCGATGCCATAGTGGCCAGCTTCTCGGCCGTCCCAATTGATCCAACAGACCAGGCAGGCTTCGCCTTTGACTTCGCACGAGCTTACACCGCACCATGGCCCGACCTCATAGACTACTGCTTGCCAGTTAGTAGTCAACCTGTGGCAGGAAGCTCCCCTGCTAAAAACTGGCAAAACTTCAGGCATCTTGGCCGGAAGGTCAATCGCTGGTTCAAACTGAGGTCCGACATTGAATTCCCACAGGCAAACGTCGACGCCCCTGTGGGCGCCAATCCCACACCGAGGCAAGCTAGAGACAATCGTCGCCAGCACAACCAGGTCCCACAGGTCCCGCAATGGCTGCAGTTAAGGAATTCCCTTGCGGAACAAGTCAAGGACTATATGGGCTTTTCGCTGCCATCTGTGCCGCTGCGCCAGGAAACTGTAACTTTCACTGCTGATGTCGGTCGCGCCTCCAGGTTGATTTCCGACCTTAAGGCCCATCCATCCGTGCTTGAGTCTCGTGCAGACCGCAGTGCACTCATGTCCGCCGACGCTGTCATCGACACCTTCCGCAACGCTGGACGCACCGTTGAAGTACGCTGCGAGATGTTTTTTGGTTGCGCAGGATCTGGGAAAACTACTGCCACCGCCAAGTACCTGAAGTCACTCAGTCCCGATGACCGCGCCAACGTTCGCGTCGTGAGCCACACCGAGTCTCTCCGCGCCAAAGCAAAGCAGGACCTCGACTTTCCAGAGATGAGGGGTTCGAATTTCCCCACCATTGGCGCCATCCTCACCGAACCATCTTGCGGAACAATTGTACTTGATGACGCTGGCAAAATGTGGGGTGGCCTGATTGACCTCATTGTCCTGACCAATCCACTTGTGGACACTGTTGTGGTTAATGGAGATCCACTCCAGGGCCTCTCGAACTTCCCGGTGCGGGGCACCCAATCAGAGCGTGACCCCACTGCCATCGAGTCAGTCGCCCACCTGTCTACCACTTACGCCACTGAAACCTTCCGACTGTTCGGTCTAATGCGTTCTCTGTTCGGCCTCTATGGCACCAACCCGACCCCAGGCCATGTCACTCACACCGTGGGGCCTAAGTACGGCATCCCGGTATGCACAGCGTCCCCCAGGTATGTGGGCGTGTTGCAGGGCGCCGGCCGTGAGGCCTACACCTACGAGTCTGCACAGGGCGAGGACTTCAAGACTGACGTCGAGCTGGACATGACAGGGTTGGAGGGTGCTGTCCTCGATCGGAGCGCCTATGTTGCCCTCACACGCTCCAAAGCTGGAGTTTATCTACGGTTGGACGCAGCCAATCCGGACTCCCCCGTCAAACAGCCCCCCACGGGCAGCGACATTATGAATGCCCTCGTCTATGCCATGCGCGCTGGTAACACTTCCACGTTGACTCAACCTTGCCCGTTGGTGCGCGCCTGCTTTTTCCAACACATGCACAGGTGCATGCCAAGTCTCCCGTGGTTTGCCAGTGTTGGTGCAAGCGTTTCCGCCAGTGCCTTCCAGTCTGTCATCCCTGTCGCTGAGTTCACCGTTGTTGACGAAGGATCCATATCCGATCCTGTTCCTGTCGAGGACGTGCCATGTGCTTCCGGCGCCATTGAGAACCTGGTCGAAGAGACTCACTTCATAGCTAAGGAATTCCGTGAACTTCCGTTCCAGGGCTGCCAGACTGACCAGTTTAAGGAAACCGCCTTTGTCAACCCTCACGTCCACAAACGGAACGACACACCCACATACAAGCTTTCCGTCGACAAGAGGCTAACGCCCTCCAGCTATGAGGAGAACAAGGTGCGTTTTGAATCCAACAAACGCACTGACATGTGTCAGGAGTTCGACAAACTGGTCCCACACCCCCCGCAGTGGTCCGCATCTAAACATGCGCAGTACATCGACGAAAGCATCAACGACTACTGCTCCACTCGAACCAGTGAAACCGTCATGGCCAAGCTTAAGTCTCATGATCCGCTACGCACCGGTGCCGACATTAAAATGGCGCTCAAGAACCAGGTCATCAAGAAGGACGAGAAAAGGCACAAGAAAGAGGCAATTCCAGGACAGCTCATTCATGAGTACGACATCGCACAAACTCTCCTCGATGCCGCTTACGTGGCCTTCTTTGAACAGGAACTCATTGACGCCTTCCCTGACACTTTCCTGTTCTACCGACGCATGAATCCGGACCAGTTCAAGTCCGCGTACAAGCGTAGGTGGCGGGTCCTAAATGGTGTGTACTCTTCTGACGTCACTCGATGGGACGTCGGCTGCGACGGTGCCATGCTTAATTTCGACGTTCACATCATGCGCCGTTGCGGGTTCCCTGAGCGTTACGTCATGGACTACACCGAGCGCCGTCTGGCCTCAAGGTCTCAGCACGGCACAATGGCAACCATGCAGAATTCCGGCGACCGATACACTTGGTGTCTCAATTCTCTCCGCCGGGCGGTGGTAACCTCAATTGTGTGCCAGCTCCAGCCTCAGGACACCGCCGCCATAAATGGTGATGACGCCGCCGTCGACCGCCAACTCACCGCTTTGCCTTTCCCCGACTCTCCTTGGGAGTTCAAAGACAACAACGGGCTGTACGGTGAGTTCAGCGGATTTGAGCTCGGCGGGCACGAACCTGAGTACTCCGCTTCTGGTCTGTACTACCGTAGCCTCATTCTGCAATCCCGCGACCCTTCTGCCAAGGACAAGTGGGTGAACTACCTCGACTTGTTGTCCCACGCCTCGCCAGACGACTTCCACTCGAATGCCGTTGCCAGCCTCGCCAAGAAGTATTTGCCCACTGAGATGCTTCTCCGCTTCTTGCCCAAACACTTCCTCCCCATCTTACCATCTCTTTAATGAGTTTTCCGGTCTTCTCTTCCTTCTCTTTTCTTACCTTACCCTCTTTTCTTACCTTTACTTATCCTAACCTAACTCGACCGAATTTCTCAAACTTTCTATTGGTAATGACCTCGGCACGTCGTAAACTGCCCACCCACCTTATTTCGTCTTATGACGGTGTGTAACCACCTGTTCCGACTTCATGTCGTAAACCTGACATCACAGCTTATGCCACCCGCGGCAGGTCCACCCGTAATGGGTGCATATGGTGTCGTCAGTCGGGTAGGCTCCGATTGAACTGACGGCTGATCGTCCCGATCGAGGAAAGGGTGCAAAATGGGCTTTCACTTAGTCCTCATCCCAATCTCGAGCTAACCGGATCTACTCCCCAACCGGTGCGTCACTCATGAATGCCGATTCCTCTGAGTCCGTGTCCAGGTTTGACCCCTGGGCTGTGTACAGACTGTACGGGCGAGGGGCACTGTGGCCATACAGTGTCTCAAAGAAACAGTCGGCCCCGACGTAATGAGTCGGTCAAAGGCGTCAATGTCTCGCGCAATCGAAAATATTCTGAAAACCGTTGAAACCACTACTATCACCATTGGATCTCACCAAGGACACTTCATCTCTCTAGCCGAAGTGCGTGCAATTAGACGTGAGCTTCCAATCTCAATAGTAGCGTCCGACGGCGTTCGCCTAAATTTTGAACCAGCGACCCCAGTGGCTTTAAATCCGCCACAACAACTTCTTGACGATATCACCAACTACCAAGCTTTGATATCAACCAAACGTGCCGAACTGGCGACAGCCAGCCCTTCAGCAGCCCTTCTTCTGAGCGCGGAAGTGCAGGAACTCCAGAAGCAGCTCCGTCACCTTGAGCGTGCTCTGGCTAATCTCAGAGTTTGATGCCCTCTCTTTTAGCGGTGCCCTTCGAACACCCACTCACTGTGAGTGTTCTGACTGCTCTAATTGCAAGCTGTATCGAACTTGACAAGCAAAAGGATTTGTCAGTCGAGTCCCTCTTCTACCGCTTCAACAATTTCCCCTTTTGGATTGTGTTGATCGTTTTCACCATCTGTTCCTTCTTTGCCCGGTTGTTCAACTCGCAATTCTTTGCCTTTGTCACCGGCTACTGCTTTCACCGATCTCACAAGCGCAAAGATCTCCACCCAATTGTGCAATCCGCTGAGCTGCGTGCAATTGACCGTTCCGAACGCGGAGTGACTACAGCCACGCCAGTGTCTCCGGATTTAAGCCAAATTCCGTTCCGGCGCTAGCATGTCTGAGCTCATTGCCCCATCATCGGAGCTTCACAAGCGCACGGTCAACTTTTCGATCGTGGAACGTGTCGTCGGCAGTAAGTGCCACGGCAACTTTGCTTTGAAAGATCGTCTGCAGCGTTATCTTGATCCCTTCGCCTTTGCTTCCTTGGAGGGCACACTTTCTGTCCTTGTCACCAGCACCGCCTCCCCCACGAATGCCCTCACGGCTTGGATTGCCACACAACCTTCTTCCGAGACCGTTTTTCCCACTGAGGCTCACCAGATTGCTAGCTACAACAACCACGTCTTCGCTCGCGACGGCGTTTTCCATTCTGGTGATTCCCAAAGTCTCGTCTTGACCGAAGGGGTGTCGTCCCAACTTAAGCCCGTTCAGTACGGTGCCTCTGATCCTGTTGTGGTGTACTCCACTGAAGTTTCTGGCGGCACTGCCAAGACTGAGGTCCTAATCACCATTCGTGGCACCCTTCGCGTCGATGGCGTCGGGTACATCCGCACCTGGACTCCCTCTTCCTCAGCATGATTTAGGCGCTTATTTCGATTCCCTGTGCGACTTCATGGAGGCTTCTGCTCTAGATTCAACACCGAGCACTCCCAAGGCCCCCCTCCCAGTGTCCCCGCCAGTTTCACCCGTTGTTGCCATTCTCCCACCTCCAGTGTCCCCTGCCAAGGCGCCCCTGGCGGTGGCTGCACCAACCGATGACTCCAGCAGCTCTGGAGAGCCATCAACCATGGTGGATGTTGAGCATGATGCCAGCACGTTCGTTTTCCTAGATTTCTCCTTTTACCCCGAACATGTCCTCATTCCCCCAGGATCACAAGCTGTCATTCAGCACAACGCGCGCCGATTCCTCTACTTGTTTAACGGGGCTGATCTTGTAGCCACTTTGACTGCAGATGACCCCATCAAACTGTCCAGTCCCGGTACTGGCAAGGCCTTGATCCGCGCTGATGATACAATCTTGCGACCTGGAGTACACTCTTTTGATTCTGAGCTATTTTTCTATTTCAATCCCTCCCTGCAGCCCCCTCGCTA